TGACTACTTTGTATCCTTGCTTTTGTAGTCCTAGACCTTTTATAACAGTAGATTTTCCACTACCAGGTCCACCTGCCATTACTATTGCCTTTAAATTTGACGATGGTTTACCAGTTGTATTAGGTTTATTATATATAACATTACTTTTAGTTCTAGCTAATGTATCATCAAAATCAAATACTCTAATCTTTTTAACAGGAGCATTAGGATCTCGAGCAATTTGTAAAGCTTTATCTAATATTTGACTTTCTCTATTAACGTTATTACCATTAGCTGATTGACTAAATTTAGATATAACTTTATTTCCATCAACTTCTTTTTTACGCTCTTTTAATGCGTTTTCTTCTGGAGTAGCTAAATCTCTAGTGAAAAAATACATTACTTTTTTAGGTTTTACATCTTGACCTAATAGTTGAGCTTCAATAAGTTTATTCTGTAATTCAATGACTTTAGAATTATTTCTATACTCTTTACTTACATCTACATTAAATATAGAGGCTACAGATTTTCCATCAAAAATTAAATTATTTAAGTTAAATCCTCCATCATTATTATTAACTAAAGAATTAACATATCTTGTCCAAATACTTTTTGCTTTAGTTAAGTCTCCTGTTTTAAAAGCTTCCTGTAAACTATCTAAAAACTCTTTAGGTGGAACCGCTTGAAGATTGTATTTTATTCCATATTTGGGCTTAGTATCTTTTAATTTATTGTCATCTTTTAATGTAATTAACATTTGAAAATAATTGTCTTTAACAAATGGCATTACTTTATCGATATTTATATTTCCTTTTGATGCACCTTTAATAGCAACTCCCAACATAAATTCTGCAAACATATTTTGAGGCCATACATGTTCTTTTACATGAGTTTCTCCACTCCATTTTGCTCCTACTAATCTATCGTATCCTCTAGGCATAGCAGCATTTCTTAACCAATGACTACTGGATTGAGAACCTGTTTCTAACATACCAACAATAAACTTCACACTGTTTGGATTAGCTGCTATCATATCTTGAAACTTATTAAATACAATACCTAATCCTTTATAGTTAAGATCAACTCTCTTTTTATATTCTGCTGTACCTACTAAATATTTTATATTAGCCCAAATACCACTTTTGTAATCTCCAAGTCCACTAACCATTTCTTTAATCGCGGCGCGCTCTTCTGGAGTAAATTCTTTTTGATTTTTCGCAGCTTCTTTTTTTATTTGTGTAACTTCATCAGATGTAAAATAGAAGTATTTTGCTTTACTTCCATAACCAACTAAAGATGATTTAGTAATAAATTCTATTGGTAAATATCTAGGTACAACTTCTATAATCCATTTCTTAAATGCTTCTTTATCTGATAATTCTATTGTTTTATTTTTATCTTTATCTTTTCCAGTAAAATCATACAAAGAATACACTTTTTTTCCACCTTTTATAGTTAATGGTTCTATACCCATTTTTCTAACCATATCTTGCATTCCAGATTTATGAAACTTGATAGTAGGTTGTCGTTGTGCTTTCACACTAGCTATAGCTATTTCTTTCTGACTTTTGCCTAACCCCTCCATAACAGATGGTATCATATCTTTACCTAGTTCTACTCCAACAGACTTAGCTACAGATGTTTTTATAGTTCCTTTTCTACCACTTTTCTTACCAGTTTTAGGATGAATTGCCGGAGGTAACAAGAAATTAGCTAAATCTCTACTTGAAAAATCTTTTAATTTATACATGTTAACACCTTGTGCAGTGTTTTCTACATATACTTGATCACTTCTAGTAGCTTTATCTATTTCTGCTTGTGTAGTTAATCTTTTAGGGGGAAATGTAAATTGTCTATCTTCTGGTTTTATTTGAGATTCAATTTTAACAAAAAATTGTGGTGGCATTGATTTCTTTAAAACTGGAGCAAATTTCTTAATAAAATTATCATACTCTGCGCCTTTACCAAATCTATCTTTGATTTCATTAGTAAGTTTACCTTCTAATACTTCTTGTATAAAAGATTTATATACTTTATCATCTACATCAGGTCTTACTCCTGCTTCAATTTCTAATACTGCTGTCTCAACTAAATCTTCTAATTCTTGAGTTACTAAATCTGGAGCTTGCTTTTTTATTTTAGATCTTGGAGTTACTGTAGGTTTTTCATCAATTGCACCTTCAATATCTATACTTTCATCAACAAATTCTCTAGTTTTACCAGATTCTAAAGGAACATCAATTGACACTTCTCCTGACTTAGGTCTATATTTATTTAATACATCTCCAATCCTATAATTAACTAATTCAGAAACAATAAATCCACCTGGATCATATGCACCCTCTTTTTTAATAGCTTTTTTAGGATCAAAACGCATTATAGTTCCTATCAAAAGTTCATCTTTAACTTCTTGTCTAAATTCTTTTAAAGGCTTATTATAAACATTACCTGCGGCTACATCTACTCCATTAATCCTTAATTGATTATCTATTACATTATCTAATAATCTAGCTGTTTTACCTGTTGCATTAGGATCTAACATTTCTTTATACAACTTTGCTGCTAACTCATTAGCACTTTTAATATCACCCGCTACTTCATTTATTTGTTCTCCAACTTCTTTTTTCTCTAGTTTTAAATCTTTTTGTGCTTTTTTCTTTGCTCTTGATTGAGATTTTTTTTCTTTTATAGTTTTATCAGTTTTAACTATATCTTTTTGCGATACGTCTTTCGTGTCAGAATCTATTTTTTTATCAGTTACAACATCTTTTAATACATTTTCAAAATAAGCAATAATATCATTTTGTCCTCTAAAAGAAATATCTTGTCCTCCAGATTCTTTAAGACCAATATTCCACGCTTTGCCAAGAATAGCTGGCCATAACCCTTTGTTATTTAATTTTATTTTATTAGCAGCTACTTGTTCAGCAAAAGAAGATATTACTTCTTCATAATCTATTGTGCCATCTTCATTATATATACCTACATTTTCTGTTGTAATAAACTCCCAAACATCTGAATGCTTTTCTTGCAAAAACTTAGTTACTGCTTCTCCAAAATCGTTAAATTTTTTAGGATTTTCTTTCATTAATCTAACGCTCCACGCGTGCGCGGTTTCATGAATACCCGTTGTAGTAGTTTCATTATTTACCATGTTTTCCACAATAGCAACATATGTTTCTTTAAAATCACTATCCAGATCTCCATTTAATAAATAAACTCCATTAACTGAACCATCATTTATACTATTAATAGTATTATCTCTATGTTCTTCTAATTTTTCTTTTTGTTTTAGATTATTATTTTTTTCCGCCTCTGCAATTAAAGAATCATAATGGTCAGTGATAACTTTAACTCCATCTTCTTTAGTATCTGCTGATTTTAAATCGTTATTTAATTTTTTATCACTAGTTAACTGCTGTTCTATTTCTTGTTTTATATATATTTTAGCACCTTCTTCATCTATTTCTTTTTGACTTATTTCATGCTCACTACCTTTTTTCTCTAATATATGCGTAGTTGCTTCTGCTCTAATTTCATTTATACGTTTTTTATTTTTCTTGCTCACAAATGAACTTGCTAGTAAAGAATAATATCCATGTCCCCATAGCTCTTTAGATTTAAATTTTTCTAAACTAGATCTTATTTTATTAAGTTTAGAAGTTAATATATCAATTAATTCTTTTTTCTCTTTTGCATCTACCTCAGGATCACTTTTAATATCATTAACTTGTTGTTGTATTTTGAATGCTTCTACAGAACTTAGATTAAAATTATCATAAGCGTTTTTACCTAATCCTTGATTTATTAAATTATCTTGTACTCCATCAAGTGTTTCTGAATTCTCAATAGTAAGCTCTTCTTTTATCTGATTGTTATTATCAAGTTTTAGATTTAAACGTTTTATTCTTTCTGTATTTTGATTTCTTTTTCCTTGATTAGTTTTACCACTTAAATTTATATTATCATATTGCAACTTTAAAATTTCATCACTAATTACATCGTTTTCATTATAAAGATTAGCTAACGTTTTAGTATTTTTTGCCAAAGTATTTAGTGCGTCTCCATTTGTAAAATTTCTAGACATCATAACACCTAACGATGGTGCCATTATCATATTTAACCCAAAAACACCTCCAACAACTGCTGATTCTTGGACATTCTCTAAGATAGATCTACCATGAATAATATTATCAAACCCCATAATCAAACCTTCTTCCGTTGCTTCCATTAGAAAACCTTCAACCATTAATGGAGTTTGACCTCTTAGATAATCTATTTTACCTGTCCTAAATCTTTTAAAAGGATTACCTCCTTTACCTCTTAAAATATCACCTCCTTTTTTAACTAAAGGTGAACCAAATAAGTAAGTGAAACCAAATTCATTTATACCTGACAAAAGACCACGAAAAAATATATCTCCTTCTGATAAATCTTCATCACCATTCATTCTCATTTGATGATCTGTAGTAGAATAAGTAGAACCTCCAGCTACAAACGCAACTGCTGCGGTACTTCCTGGGGCAAGAAGATTAGCTGCCATCATAGCTGCATAAATAGGTAATTGTTCTGCTCCAGTATTCATCCAGTAACTACCAAACTCCAATGAATTTGTCCATTCTCCATATTTTACTTTTGGAGCAAATTGAGATTGTTCTCTATCTTTAAAGTTGTACCAATTAGCCATAGCTTTATCTATAGGATCTTGAGTATCCATACCAACTAGCATTTTTATTGCATCTCCAGGTAATGAAAGTAATTTATAAGCTCCATGAGCAGTGCCAAGGAATATATCTGCTACTCCTAATGTAAAAGCAGTGCCCGCTTGTTCAGCGTCGTTATAATTATGTTTATATATTTTCCATTTATCATCAAAATCATTAACATGATCAACCGCCCATTCTGCTTCCATTGCCGCGTTGTCATAATTAGTATAAACTAAATTTAGAGCTTTATATTCTGCTCGCATACCATCAATTATTTTAGATGGTATCTTTCTTCCATCAACCTCATAATATCCTTCTCCTGGAGCAATTGGATATACTATACTTTCGTCTTCTTTAAATTTCTTGTACGTTTCAGAATAAAATGTATTACTAACATTGCTTGTATATTCTTCTAGCTCCCTTGTTTTTTCTGATAACCAAGCGCTTGATAACATAGCTTTTCTAGTACTTTCAGTCTTATCTATCATAGTTTTAAAAAGAACACCCATTTGAGCTTTATCTTCCTCTTTCTTCCATCTACCTGTTTCAACCCAATTTTCAAAAGCACGTTGTTGAACCATACCCCAATCTTTATCACCTAATATTTCTCTAGCTAAATTATCAACTTGCGTTTGTGTAATATTTAAACCTTTAACTACATTAGTATCAAAATCTAATCCAATAGTTAATGGTGGAGTTTCTTGATTTTTCACTCCATTTTTTTGTCTTTCAGCAGCTAATATCATTAATGCTTTTTTCTGAGCATCAACAACATTGTCATCAAATTCAACATTGTATGCTTCTCCTTGAACTAGTTGTGAAGCATCAAGTCCCATCTCTGCAACATCACTAGCAAGGTACTTATCAGCATATCCTCCTCCGGCTTTGATTCCTTCTAATTTAGCTTTAGTAATTTTAGGATTAAATAAATCAGGATTTACATCAGTAGAATATTTATTATATGAAGCTAGTTTTAAATCATCTACATTAAATCCTCCATCTGCTACAGAAGTTGTTTCTGCTTTATAAAATTTTTGATAAGCAGTTTTAGATCTATAACGCGATTCCTCTAGTTGTAATTTAGTAGTATTGTGCGTTAAAAAAGTAGTTAATTTAGTTCTTTCTGCTCTAATACTTCTTTTATCATCTCTACTAAAATCAAATCCTATTTCAATACTATTACCAGTTCTGTTGTTTATAACTGTTACAAAATCGCGAGTTCCTGGTATTCCAACATGAATTGCCCCAGTTTCTACAGTTGTAAAACCGTCAGGTAAAAAAGTATCTAAATATTCTTTACCTTTGCTTTGCTCCATTGTAAATATCTCTTCACTAGATGAATTATCTAATAATCGTTTCCACCATTTATAACTTCGACGCCTTTGTCTTTGATCATCTATTTTCTTTCTATATTTTTTATCAGTAAGATAATGCCACCATTTATCTGGATCTGATTCAACTTCCGCCTCTTCAAGCATGTTAGTGATTCTGTATTCAGCTTCTGTAGTAGATATATTATACGCTTTTACAACATCTTGTACACTTTTGTACTCTCCTAGAGTAACAAGTCGATATTTAAATTCATCATAATCATATGATTCCATAATTTCACCACTAATTGGATCAACTTTTTCAACTACCGTCCCTGTAGTATCTTCACCAATTTCCTTTATAGGATCTATTTTACTAATAGACTTTGCTAATTTATTAGCTTCATCTGCTAATTCATTATATCTATCAAAAATCATCGTAGCTTTTCTACTATCTATGTCTATATTATCCCATTGTGGTTGATATTTTTTGACAATATTATTAAATTCTTCAATTTTATCTTCAGGAATATCATATGTTATATTTCCTTTACTATCTTTAACTGCAAATTCTTCTATAGGTTTACCTAATAACTTAATAAATTCTTCATCTTGAGCTTTAGATATTTTATCAACTTTTTCACTTATATAATCATTTAAAGTAGTTGATTTTAAATCACTACTTTCATATTCTCTATTAATTATTGGATCAATGTCTTCCAACGTAGCTTCACTTAAACCTTCTATAGTAATAGCTTCTTGACCAGATTCTTTTTCAATTCCTAGGTTTTCACTTTTATATAAATCCCAAGCTTCAACTACTTTACCATCAGCATTATCTCCAACCCATGCATCGTAGTTATCCTCTGAAATATCTTCATTCCATTTAAGTTTTTTATTTGCAGCTTGTATCATAGGGGGAGTAACCCATATATTAGCTTCTTTGATTTCTTCTTCTGAATGTGCAGGTTCTTCAATTTCTACATCTTCGTAAAAGACAGATTCAGTTTTATCTATTCCTGCAACTGGAGCTCCTGCTTCAGGTACTATTTCACTTGTTATAAGATTTGAAAAATCTTCAAGAGAACCATTATATCCATCTGCTGAAAACAAATTAAACGAATAGTCTTTAGCTTCTTGATTAGTAGAGATTAACTCTTGATACTCTTCTAAACTACCGTCATATCCGTCATTTTGAAATAACCCGTAACTATATTCTAATGCTTCTGGATTCATATATTATGGTTTTTTATTAAATTGAGATGCGTTTGTATTTTTCTTCTTTGATTGATAACTATCTTTTAATCCTAATTTTTTAGCTAAATATGCAATTCTTTTGTTGTATTGATCTTGGTTATTACCACTAGTTCCTGACATTATAGAGGCGAAATTGTCTAACATTTCTTGATCTTTACCTTTTAAAGCTTCTACTAGTTTCTTCTTATCGATCGTTGCCCATTGCTTATCTAATAACTTAGCATCGTTGTGCAAGTCTTTTCTTTCATAATGCCCTAACATACCAGCTGTTTGTAATAATAAAACTCTAGGATCCCATCTTAAATTAAAATGTTCTGTTCTTAGTATTAATTGCTCAGCTTGAGACAAGTTGTCGTAAACATCAGCTCCTATGTCTATTTTTAATCCTCTTTTTTTCTTTTTTGCAGATTTATTTTCATCAGATGCATAATAATCATCTTTTCGAACTTGTTCTTTAGAATTTAAATATCTATCTGCTTCATCTTCTTTTCCTTTATAACTCGCAAGAGGAGTAGCAACACCATTTTTATCAGGAGGTCCACCAAAAGATGTTTCCATTTCTATTATAGAACTAGCTTGATCTACAACCCCATCTTCTGATTCTTCTTCAGTAGTAGTAGTCGTTGTTGTTGTAGCAGGTGTTGTTGTAGTTTGATTATTGCTTGGTAAAAAATTACTTGTGCCACCTCCAGTTGTCGTACTAGCGGTATTAGTTGTAGTAGTATCTTCTTCTTCTACAACAGGTGGAGTTAATCCATTTTTTATTAATCCTCTTTTTAAAACTGCAGCTATATAGTTTTCATCACTATATACTCCTTCACCTCCTAAATCACTCCACTTTGTTTTACCTTCATTTTCTTCATCTATAAAAGTTTTCATAATTCCTTGCCCAGCTTCGTTTTCTAAAAAGTAATTTTTTACTTTTGTATAATCTAACTTATCACCAACCATTAAATCTGTATTACCAGCTAAATCTTCTTGTATTACTTTATCAAATCCTGCAAATTCTACATCATCATCAAATGCTTGATTATGTAAGAAAAATTGACCATCTCCAAATCTATCTTTATCACCAATTACAGCAGTAAAATCAACATGATCTTTTACTTGAAATTCATTATTTTTATCAAATTTACCTTCAACAAAATTAAGGTCCGTCCCATTCCACGTCATCCATATATTAGATTCTTTTTGATCAGTAATATCTTGAAACATTTCTATTAACTTTGGATTTCTATGACCAGTTTCATCTGCTAATAAACTACCTACTTTACCACCCTGGGCTCTAGCTAGTAAAAATTCATCCATTCCTAATTGCCAATTAGCCATTTGCGTGGTGAAATTATTCATATTAGCTATAGCGTCATTTTTTAATGTATTTATATGCATTTCATCTAATCCCGGCTCTTTTAATTTCTCATTTAATTCGGTACCTATATTAGCTAATATTTCATTTATTTGCTCCTTAATTTTAGGTGCTCCCTTAGCTCGCTCACCCTCTGTATCATATAATTTACTAGTAAATTTATCACCTGCAGCTTTAGCTTTTAAGTAAGCAGTATTATATTTAGCATCTGGTTTCCAATTTGATTTGATTTTAGCAGCAAGTTCTTTATTATCTTTTTGTTCAGCAGCTTCATATGTATTTCTATCTTTAAGCCTACCTTGATACCACTTGTCAATACCTTTACTAATTTTACCTAATCTATTATCTATTGTTTGTCTTGGATTTCTATAACTCATATTATTATATTATTTTATACCTAATATATTTAACAACTCTGCGTTTTGTTGTTCTTGTGTTTGACCTGATTTATCCACCCATTCTTCTGGACCTTCGTCTAGTAGTGGATTAAATGTAGTGTTAGTTCCAGATTTCTGTCCCATACTATTTAAAGCTCCACCTAATGTATCTGTTAAACCAGTCAAACCTGCTAACATAGCGGCATCTTGTTGTTCTCCATAAGACAACGCTTGAGCTTCAGCATTTTCTTGCTGAGATTGAAGTCTATCTAATTGTGTTAAATCTCTAGTTTCTTGTCTATTCCACGCAGAGCCCTCTTCTCTAAGAGCAGATTCTTCTAATCTTAATTTAGTTGCAGCAGCTTTAGCTTCTCCCGCAGCGCGTAGTTTTTGATTTTCAACTTCTCCTTTTTCTAAAGATGCTCCAATTTCAGCTTTTGATGCAGCGGCCATTCTAGCAAGTGCAGTTGCAGCTCCAGCACCCGTACCACTTCTATTTATTTGATCTAAAGTATTAGCTAATGCTTGATCAGTTTGTTCTATTTTTAACTCAGCAGCTTTATTAGCTACAGCTAAATTAGCGGCTGGATTAAATACTTGAGATTTTAATGCTCTTATGGCTCCAGATTGATCCAAAACCGCTTGTCTGCTTTTTTCAAAGTTTTTTAATTTTTGCTCAGCTTTAAATGCTTTAGTCTCTTCAATCTTCTTTTTATCTCTAGCTTGAATTCCTGTATAAATTTGAGCTCCAGTACCTATTAAATCTTCGAAAAGGTTTACGTAATCCATTTTGTTTTATTTTATATATTTATCTTAATAAGATGACATTACATAGTTAGACGATGCTAAATACAATTCTTTAGCACCTCCTACGTTAGTTGTTGAATCAACTTTAATTTTAACTGTAGCAAAGTATCCTTTTATACCACTAACACTTTTTCCAAATATTACCTCACCTGGTCTTACACTACTAGCATTTACTATATTAGCTACATATCTATTTTCTTTTCTATCAAATCCTGCTTGATAAGTAACACCGTTTTCTATGTATGATCCTTCATCATAACTTTTTATTGGGTTTGCAGCATCTTGATAACTAACACCATTATCAACCCCTTGTTTGCTAGATACTATAGATTCCACTTCCCACCCATTATCACCTTCGTAAGATATAGTGTTGAAATTCTTTTTAATAGATGGACTAGGATTAAATATTAATTCTACACTAGCTTCATCTGGAGTTGCATTACCATAAAATTTACAATGATTATTTCCTATTGATACATAATGTTCATATATCTCATCATTAATAAAAGTATAAAACTTATTTTTTAAACTACCTAAAAATATAGGTTTATAACTATAAAAACTAGTCCAACCTTTAGCATTTTCATCAAAACTTAAAGTATTAAAAGAATCTTCAGCTGTTGAAATAAATCTAGAAGATTGTTGTAATGATGCTATATAATTTTTTCTATGAATATCCCATCCTCCATAAATTTTATCTCTTCTATATGTTACAAAATTAAAACTCACTAAATTTGCAGTTACAACATAAGCTGGAGATATTGTCACAGTTGTACTAGATGGAATACCTACAACCACACTCCCTGTTGGAAGAGTAGTTGGTGTACTATTTACTTCTTCTACTATTGCACCAACTTCAATACCTATAACATTATTTAAAGTTAAAGTAGATGTAGAACCACCACCCATTCCTGAAGTTATATTTATAACTCTTCTTGTTCTATTGTCGGAAATAGTAGCTAATTCATCTCTAAAATAATCTCGCATACCATACATAGATATTTCAGTTATACCATCTCCACCACCAGGACCAGCAGATAATCTTAACATTGCATTTCTATCTTTGTCAGCAAAATATTTTCTATTACTATATATTGCAAATGATTCTGGATTTCTACTAATTCCATATTCTCCTGCATAAGGAACTAATTGTCCTATAGTTCTAGGATTTCCAAGTAATTCTTCTGCTCCTTGATCACCACTATATATGGTGTTTTTATCAATTAACGCTTTATGAACTTTATTTTCTTGAAGAACTAATAAATTTGTATTTTGTGCATATAATTTTTGAATACTACCATGACTAGGATTTGCATCTCTAATTATACTTTCACTAATAGAAAATACATTAGTATTGTTAACTCCAGTTCTATCATTATAAACTCCAGAAAATATTAAACTACTAGATCTATCATCTTGAGCAGGGTTTTTATTAACAGCATATGCTCTTACACCTAGTTCCATTATAGTATTATTAAACCCCCCTTTTATCCTAGATTCTTCTAAATACCAATTTACATACTCTTCAGCCCCTGTCGCATATGCACCCCAAGGAAAATTAGGATAAGATCTAGAAATACCATCAGTTCCTACAGCAGTAGGTGCCCATGGTAAACCAGGCCAACTTCCTGTTTGAACATCACCAGTTTTAACAACTTTTTTTAAAACAAAAGAATTGAAATATTTTACCTTTAATTGATATGCCATAATTAATATTATTACTTACTTGAAACTGTTTTTACTAAAAATTAACTTACGAAGATTTTATGCGCTGAAGATGTACTAAGTCCAGTTCCATTTTGATCTGTAATAATTAAATCAAAATCTACCTGATTGCCTGATACTACAGTATTATCAATCCAAAGTTCTCTTTCACCTGGTACCCCTGTATTTACAAAATATAATCCTTGTGTGGTAAGTCCAGGACCAGTATAATAATTAAAGCTAAAGTCTAATTCATCAAATTCTAATCCTCCACCTATGTACGATCCATTCCCTGCATTTAATGTTGCCACAAGCGTGCCTGGGAAATTATATAAAAATGTAGCAGGTACAACTGCTAAACTTGGCGCTGTATTTTCTAAAGTACAAGGTCCTATAGATAATTGTCTATTTATAAACGTTCCATCACTGCCATAAGTAGCGCTCGGAGCTTCTACGTTTATATTAAATATAAATGTATTATTAATGTTATTGTCTGAATTAGCTACAAAATATGAATTAGTTTTTAATCTAAATCCATCAGGATAACCAACAGGTCCATCATCTAGTGTAAAATTACTTCTCCTATTAACATTGTATCCATCTATCACGCTAGTTAAAGTAAATGTAATAGGTCCAGATAATACATTTCCACTTGCATTTATGGCAAATAATGCCGCGTTAGACATAACATTAGTACCAATAGCGTTATCTTCTGCTTGAATATAATCTATAGGATTTAACCCTGTACCTATAAAGTTTACAGGAGTAGTAAGATCTCCACTTTGTACTGCCGTATTTAAGTCACTTATTAAACCATTAGAAGATGATTCCCAGTAAATATTTAATTTACTTTCTAAAGGTTGTGTTTCGTAAACTGCTAAGGAAGGAAGCATTGTCCCAGCTGGAGTTGGAGTTGTAGTCACTGGAGTAATAGTAAAAGTTTCTGTTCCATCACCAGCTCCAGTTATAATTCCAGTTTGAGCGCTATAGGTGGTTAACGAATCCCATCCAACACCTATATCAGATATAGACATTGAAGTAACTTCATTAGAACCTCCAACCTCATCTATATTAACTAAAAAGCCGTTTATTATAGGATTAGTACTGTTTATTTTGCAAGGAATATTTTTACTTCCTGCTATATAATCACCTCCAACTCCACCTATAGTAGTAACTTTCCATTTTTGTAAATGAGCGCTAGGATGTGGTCCTATGAGTCCTGTTTGTGTAGCTAAAGCTGAAGGTCCAACATTACCTGTAGGAGATGATACATTTGTTTTAGCAATGTATGGATTATTTTGATAACCATAAAAAACATTAGCCGTGTTAAATGGAGTTATAGCTGAAGGATCCCATAAACCTAATTCTGATCCAGTGCCTATGGTAGTAACAGTATCTACATTATTATCTGGATAAAATTGCTGAGTAGTAGTAGTAAGAGAAGTTGCTCCAATTGTATTATTTAATCTTAAAGATAATTTTACACTAGCGTTAGTTATTTGACTTCCAGAATCTAAATCTCTTTCTCTATCTCTTTCTTTTAATAATTTTTCACCTTCTTTTGAAAATGGATCAACAATAAAATCTTCTCCACTACTATCTACAAATTGATAATAACTAGGATCTTCTTTAGCACTAGGTCTACCAGTTCTAAATAGATTTTGATTTGGACCAACTAAAGATAAATCTCTAGGTACTTTATTTATATTATCTCCTTGTAAAACAAAATGACATATAGGTTCGTCTGCAGTTGCTGCTGTTGACACTGTTTCTCCATCTGCATATCCGTTTAATATACCTGGAAAATATATATTATAATAATCTTGTTCTTGTTGTTTAACAACTATTTTATAAGTGTACCAACCAAGTGGATTTGTTGTAGCATCATATAATCCAGGTGCTCCTGTATTATTGTCTCTAGTCGAAGATATTGTATCCCAAAAAGTCATTTCTAAATTATCTCCATCCCAAACATCACCTGGAGTTGAAGGAAGACTTCCAGATTCGAGTAAAGCTCCAGCACTATATTGTGAAAAAGGACTTTCTTTGAATTTATTAAAAATAGTAGAACCTTTCATTGATGAAGATCCTGGGTTATCATCTAAACTAGAAAGAATTACAGTTGATTGCCTTCCATATCTGTCTGATAAAACAATTCCTACTTGATAAGATCTATTTTGTTTTAAATTTTGATTTTGAAATTCAATCTGAGTATCAACATCTTTTTCAGTAATATTTAAAGAGTAGTTTATTGTAGATGGAGGAGTAGGTTTATTTATATAATTACCATAAATTACTCTATCTCCTGCTACTTCTTGAGCCAAAGCCCTTACTGGAACTTGATCATGAACTCTTAATATTTCTTTTTCTGGTAAAGTTTTCCATGGTTTAGATGATAAATAATCATATGTTAAGTATGTGGAATTAACTAGATTTAATTCATCAGCAGTAATAGTGTCAACTATTTTTATTGTATTTTGACCTGATTCTTTATAAAGAATGTCAACTGCATGTACTTTAAGAGCATCATCTATATCATCCCAATCGCCAATAGGAGAATTAATTATTAATTTTATATCATTAACCTTATTTTGCATAAATCCAACCTCTGTACTCTTAAATGTCTTAGCATCGTCATCTCCAATAAAATATCCATCTTGTTTAGGAATAAAACATGTTTGAGTAAATGGAGCGATTAAAGAATATTCTCCATCATCAAATTTAAATCTATAACTAAATCTAACAAATTTTTCTTTTAAATATTCAGTATCTCCGGGCCAAGTAATAGGATCTATAGTACCAGTAGGCTGTCTATAAGGATTATTAGTAGTACCATCTGGCAAGAGATTACTAACAACATCTCGCATCATACTAGTAGTTTCGACCGTTAAAGTAACTGTAGCAACAACAATAGTACCAGGTTGGATAACCTCAACAACGTCTCCGGTTTCATAACCAATACCTGTATTATTTATTGTTACCGCAAGTATACCTACGCCTCCACCTCCAGCGACTATATTGACAGTTAATCCAAAACCAACACTACCACCAGTTGCAACCGTTGGTACATTGTTAGCTAATGTATACCCAGTTCCAGAAGTAGTCACAGTTGCTTGAATTACCTCATCTGTTATTAAATCTATTGTTTGATAAGGATAATATTTAGATACAGAAATATGATCTTCACTAGTATAATAACTATTACTTCCTATAGCCGTTGTTAAGTTTATTTTTCTAGGTTGATTTCTATTATCTGTCCAAAATAATAAATTATCAATCATGTTTATACCGTATATTTCTTGCGTTTTAGAGAAATTTAAAAATCTTCCTGCAGCTACAATAGAACTAACAGCACTAGTTACATCATAAACACCAATAGCATGATAAGCACCTGTAGGGGAAAAATTAGATAATGCATCACTAGATGTATCTACGTAATTAGTCATAAATACTACTATACGATTATTTCTAACATCCATAAAATGTCCAATAATCTCTACACCATATGTATCTGTAGGTAGAGTAAAATTACTAATTAAATTATTACCTAAAATATTTTCAAGAGCTCCAACATCTTGACCTTCAGATTTAGCAACAGATATATTTTGAGCATGTCTATATTCTCCTTTAGGAACTAATCTATCGTCTAAATCTTTATTCATTTTAGACTTTAGAAAATTATTTTTTACTTCTGCCATTGAATTCTAATTTTTAAGTATTTTAGATTTACCTCTCATTATTTGAGTAAATTCTTCTAATTTAATATTTGATAATCTAATTTTAGCATTTCTAAGTGCTGCCCTTCTTTCTATTTTATATCTTCTAACTACATATTCTTGAATACCAGACCTACTAGCTAATATAGAATAAGCAATATGCATATACATAGCTTCTTCTGCCATTTTAGGCACTTTAGTATCTAAATCACTAGATAAACCATCTGATATATACTCTAAAATTATTAGTTGATTAGCTAGATTACTACTAAAAGAAAACTTACCTTCTCTTTCATCTATAGTAAACCAACCATTTGATTGAGCAACTTCAGGACTTAAACCATATCTTTTACCATAACTAAAATCATACCACATACCGTTATCATAAAATAAACTATTTTGAGTATTTATTGTTGGAATAGATATATTATTATCATCCCATCTTTCATTAGTTTGAGAAGTACCTTCTAAATTAGCACCTAAACTATCTTGAGTAGGCACCCCATTTACGTCTTGAATAGGTACTGTAAATGGATTACTTGTTAATGTTGTTGGATATATAATATGTTTAACTCCAGAATTGTCTATATATGACAATTTTACATAATTAACATAATCTTGCGGTATTATTATTGATAAACTTGGAGGTATAGTTAATTCTTGAGATTTAATACTTTTCAAAGTATCATAACTAAATTCTTGTAAACCTCTCTTTGCATGGAATATAACATCTGTTCTTTTGACACTAGGTATTAATTTTCCAGCTCCAACATATGCTACTAAAAAGTTATTAACTATTTCTTCTATAGTTATATAAGCATAACCTCCATAATTAGCCCATTTAGCATCGTCTAGAAGTTCAATAACAACAGTTTCTGTACCTGCCATTGCAGGTGTTTCAACTTCATCTTTTGTTGTAGTTAATCTATATTGATTACCAACCGGCGCACCAGTAACTTCTGTCCATACTACATTATTTACTGATAATGTAAAGTTAGTAAACGATACGTTGCTTACAGTACCAACTAAAGTAGTATCTCCTGTCCATGTAAATAGTGTTTGTGTAGCTATTGGTAAAAAAGCTTGTTGACCTCCGTAATATTGTTCGTTAGTTTCTGTTAATAATGCCATATCTTATTATTGTTTTTCTACTATTTCATCTTGTTGTACCATTTTAGCGGCACTTTGGACTATTTGTGGATCTCTTATTATAATACCAGAATACATTAAAATGTTTAATATTATATTAGTTTGTTCCGAAGGATGCAATTCAAATTGAGTTGAACCATAAGTACTATTAGCGTTAAAATCTGCAGCTGTTAAAGTTATAACTGGCCCAGTACTACCACCACCTAATTGAGCGGCATTTATTGTTATAGTATCTCCCACAGCGAATCCAGTACCTGGAGTAGTTACAGTTATTGTTACTGCTGTTGCTCCTGTAACTACAGCGCTTAATGCTAGTCCAACACCACCACCTGAAGTAGTAAAAGTAGGAGTATAAGTTGCAGCAACACCTCCCGCTAAAGGAGTAGTTAAATTACTTAACGTTCCTCCATTATTTAGTAAAGTTGCTCCGTATGTTGTACTGTCGTATAGATATTGTCCTGCACTTCCCAACGAATAACCCCATCTAGGATCTGCGGGAGCTTTAACATAGTAAGCATCAACTTGACCAGTAGTAATAGCATTAGTACCTGTGTTTGGAAATACTGTAGCAGTACTAGGCGCAGCTGATGGAGCGCCAGTGCCTTCTAATATATATAACGGATTTGTTGTTGTTGGCGCTGTGAGAGGAGATTTGTTGATTAAGAAATATTCATTTCTATTTACGCCTTGAATTTCTTTAGAATTTACATTATAAATTAATGTACCTAGTCGATGTAAATCTGCAGGCATTGTGAAAGGATTTGCTCCTGTACATGCCAAATTAGTTTTAAATACATCTATTTTTTCTTCTAGGTTTTTTATACGGTTAGCATATTCATTATCAGTTTGAGGTACACGTAAGTGTTGATTTAACTCTTCAAAATATTGTTCAAATATTTCACGTTGAACTTGTATTCCTAATTTGTTAAATTCATCTGGTGGTATATATCCTCTTTGTTCTTTATTTAAGATATATAAAACCGTTTTATAAACAGTATCTACATTAACCATATTAATATTTTTTTAAAAAAAAAGGTGGCGACTAGGCCACCCTTATTATAATTACACGTTTTGTGTCACTTTTAAGATAAACGTTTTTCTATTGATCTATAAACTTCTAACCCTTCATCAGTCTTGAACCAAGCGGCTAAAGCTGAGTAAGCATTTTCATCAAAAGGTATAGTCATTAGTTTTCTACCGTTAGTACCCCACTTGAAAGTTCTTTGATCATCTGCTAGCTTAATTATTCCTAATTCAGTAGCTCTTATACCAAAGTTCCTTAATGTTACATTTTCATCGCTAGCTAATTCTAAGAATAAAACTGGATTCTTTTTAGCAAATAGCATTAAGTCTCTTTTTATCTCTTTAGAACTCATGCTAGATACTCTAGAACCAACCTCTACTCTTAATATAGCCTCTGCTTGATCAACATCCATTTGATTAGCTGCATTTAAAGCATCTATTTCATATTCTATATAAGCTAATTCATCTACAGCATCTGCTTGATGATCTAACTCTTTAAATAAAACATTATTAAAAGGATGAGCCGCTAAAAATTCCTGTAAACTTCTTTTATTTTTCGGAACAAATAAGTCTCCATTTTCAAAAACTATATGTTGCAATGTAGCGCTTCCTTTTTGCTCATCAACAAATATGCTTTTTTGATTAGTAGCATATCTCAACTCTCTTTCATAGCCTTTTTCCTCATCAAACCACACTAAAGGATATCTTCGAGTATGTCTAGAAGGAATTGTATATGTCAGTGGAGATTTATTACCTATTAAGTAATAGTGTCTATCTTTATACTCCCAAGTATTTTTTACTTCAAGAGCTTCGTTTTGTTTTTGTTTTGTTTTCATGATATAATATAATATAATTGTTTAAAAAAAGACCCCACCGAAGTGGGATCTTATTATTTTAGGTTTTATAAGAACGCATCAAATGCTATTGCAGCACTTGTTACTTCCATATCTGGAACTAAAGCATTGCGACCTTCACCAGCAGCAATAACTGCATTAGTCACAGCTGTACAAATAGATGCTCTTGTTAAAGTAGCACCACCTATAGCAGCTACAGTTAAATCATATTGTAAACAATCATAAATTGCTGATGTAGCATCATCTGCATCTAACTTTATAATCGGTGTATATAATATAAGACAACTAGTAGCATCTGCCGCACTGATAGATATAATACCTTCAGTTGGTAACTGTAATTTATCAGCTGCATTAGCTTGATTTCTTTTGAATTGTATGAATTTCATAATTTCTATTTTTAAAGATTAATAATTATACTGACTGAAATAACACGAAGTTATTAGCAGCTTGTGTACAAAGACATCTTTCTGATAGAAAGTGTACATTCATAGCATCAATTCCACTTGTAGCAGCTCCACCAACCGAACCAGTGATCCAGTTTTTGTATCTTCTATCTTCAGTTTCAGAAGCTCTATATCTTACGTGCAAAAATGGACGTCTGATATTTTGACCTAACATTTGATCATATACTGTTGAAGTTCCAGCAGGAATTAAAACACCATCGATGTTTTCTGTTAATCCTCTAGTAGAAGCATCATTTAGATATTTCCAGTCAGTTTTGTAGAAGTCATAAGAACCTCTTCTAAATCCTGAAAATCCAAAGTTTAACGCCATTTCTTCTTCATTGTCAAATAATCCATAAGAAGCTGAAGCAGTAGAAGCATAACCTCCACCAGCCATAGCGCCAATCATATCATCAAAATCTAAAGCAGTTTCTCTACTTAAGAATAACATGTTTTCTTCTATAGCACCTTGTTTATCTAGTTGCTTAAGAATAGCGTCAAAATCAGCCATTGCTCCAGCACCAGGTCCAGCAGCACCAGCGAAACCGTTATAAACGTTTCCTCTAGTTTGGATAGCAGAGAATAAACCTTCTGTACCTTTTAAGTCAGCAGTCCATGTAGATGGAGAAGTTGAGTGTCCAGCTAATTCACCTTCAACCATTGCCATTTCTAAGTAATCGTTAAATCTTAATCTAGTTTCAGATTCAGCTTTTAAATACCAAAGGTATCCAGAAGTTCCATCTTCAGTAGCAACTTCAACCCAACCAATCTGAGCAGCATCAGATCCATCGATACTGAATTTATCTCTAATTATTATAGGTGAATTACTATACTGTTGAAATTCTGGAGATATTGATTGTAAATCTACATCATTAGATCCTTTTTCCCATTCTGCGCCATAAACAAATACACTCATATCTCCAGCGGTACCATATCCCGATGAAAATGCAGTATTAATTGTAGTAGCTGGATAAGGCATAACAGTTACAGTAACAATATTAGACAAACTTGGTGCAGATACACTAACAACTAAAGCTTTTTCTACTATTAATCCTGTAGCTGAATCAGCGTATGCTATAGTCTGATTATTTTTAATAGCACAAGAAGTACTCGCAGTTCCACCTGGACCTGTAGTACTTAAATCTATTAGAATAGTAGTTGTTGAGCCGTAATAAGCAGTGTTATATGAAACATGCAATCTATTTTGTTCAGACCAAATTACTTGATCAGATGTCATTGGGATCTCAGCCCCAACCATTTGTAAAAATCCTGATAACGTCCTGTTACCATATCTCTCTACCTCTTGCTCATAAAGCTCTGGTAGGTATTGTTGTGACCAATCCGAAGATCCATCTGTAAAATTCAGATAGTTGCTATTTGTAGCACTCTGAATCGGGCTTGGCACGAGTGATGCAGGAAATGCATCGGAGGTTTGAAAACTCATAATTTATGTTTTTTTATTATTTACGTTTAAATTTTAACTTAGAACCATTTGCACCTGATATAGCTTTCACTTTAAAACCGTTTATAAATACATCCCCTGGAGCATTATCTCTAGGTTCATTACTTATGTTTTTAGACTTAGCAGTGATGTCTTTAACAGCATCTGCTTTACCTTGATCGTAAAAGTGTTTTGCTATTGTATCAGCATTTCGTGCAGCATAGATAGCTTTGTGATAGCCTTTATAATCTGATATATTTCCTTTTTCATCTAAGAACTTCTTAACAAAATCGTTCAAATCAGATTGATTAGCTGCAACGTCGCTAGGATTACTCACACCATATCTAAACTTCTTTTCACCAAGATTGAAATCAAAACCTTTGAAATCTTTAGTGAAATAATCTTTAGTGGTGTTTTTAAACTGTTCGTGACGTTGTTTAACTACCTCTTGTTCTTTGTTGTATCTATTGAAGAAGTCAGTGGCTTTTTTCTGGTCGTTAGTAACTGAAGGTCTTAACTTAAGATCTTCATAATACTTACTTTTTAAACCTTCTAAAAAGTTCGTGGCTTCAGCAACTTCTTCCTTGAAAGCGAGTTTTTTCTTTTTAACTTCTCGCTCTTCGTCGTACTCTTCATCCCATGTAAATTTATCATCTATAATAAATTTAATTTCTTCATCGTTTAGATGTTGTTTTGTCTGAGTATAATATTCTTTTAATAACACGTTATCATCTACAGTAGAATAATCCGCATTTAATCTTATGTAATCTTTCATATCACCACCAGTATCTTTCATAAACTCTACAAGTTTTTCTATATTTTCTGGTAATTCCATTTGTGGGACTGATATAGGTTTTTCTACAGTAGTTTCACCTATTGGTTCAAATTCCTCTTCTTTAATTTCTTTAATATTTGGAGTTTCAGCTTGTTTTTCTTCAACTTTTGTAACTGCTTCTTCAACCTTCTCAATTGCTTTGTCTTCAACTTTAGCAACTTTCTCTTCTTTAACTTCAACAATCTCCTTCTTAACATCTTCAACTTTTACAGGTTCTTCAACCTTATTTTTGTTTTTAGATAAATCAACCTTTATAGGTCCGTCTTTTTTGTTTAGTTTTTTCATAGAAGGTTTCTTTTTTATTTTAAAAGAGCCTTCTTCTTTTACTTCTTTTTCTTTTTTCATGATATGATATTATATAATTAAATAGAACTTATCTAGGAGCAAATTGCTCTAAACCAAATCCACCAAGATTATCAAATCCTTTGGATTCAAAATCTACAGGTAAAGAGTCATTTTTTCTTTGAGATATTAGTTCACTTTGTTGTGTTGCTTGAATTTTAGTTCTTTCGTCTTTTCTATCTTCTTTTTGAGCCTCATCTGACCTTTTATTTTCAGATTGAGCTTTAGTAAGTTGCATGTTAAATTCAAACTCTAATTGCATTAATTGCTTTTTTAATTCAGCTTCTTGTTGTGCTTTTTGAATAGCAAATTGAGATTTACCTTGTTCTATTTGCAAAGTAGATTCTGTTAATATTTGTTGCTTTTGAACTTCTGCCATAGCCGCTCTTTCGGCAGCTTCTGCATTTGCTTGTGCTTGCGCTTGTATATTAGCTTGTTGAGCTTGTTGATCTCTTTTAAACTTTTGCTTACGTCTTTTCTTTAGTAATTCATTGGCAAGTTTTAGATTATTAATATTCCTTATATCTATAGCATCTTCTAAATCTATTGATTGAGTTTGTAAAGCCATTTGAATATTTTGTTCTAACAACGCTTTTTCTTCTTCATCAGGTTCTAGTTCTAAAAATATACCAAAATCATGTAAACTAGCTGTAGATATTTCATCTAATGTTGCTACATTGTATACTGAAATACTATCTTGTAAGGCCATTCTAGTTAATGGAAACATTAAAGCATCACCTACTCTTAATGTAATATTTTCACATGTTTTTAAAGTAATATATAAGCCAGCTTGTAAAATATGTCTTGTTGCAGTGTTTGAATTAGCAGCAGCTAGTTTTTGTAATCCCACTAGCGCGTTTTTATCTGGAGTACTAGCATCTCTAGCTTCATTAAGTCCGGTGACATCTCTTATCATTTGTAAATAATACTGATAAGTTTGTATTAATGATTGTATTTTAGCTCCACCACTAGATGATTGTAATTCTTGAATAGGTACTTTTCCACGATTCATTTCACCGTCTTGAGTTAAAGATCTACCAACTATACTACCCGTTTGGAAATACATATTTAAAGCTTCAGCAGGATTGTAGTTTGTACCATTACCTAAATCAACCTCAGCTAATCCATCCATATCTAAATAAACACCATCAGGAACTACCCTAGATAATACTTGTTGTAGTTTAAGATGTGCTAATTGTATCATATCAGCAAATCCAGTTATTCTACTAACTAAAGATTCTATCTTACCCTTATACATCCTAGGAGCTGTGATATTATAGTTCATATTGACCTTAGTAGTATTAGCTATGGGTCTCGTCATGTTTTGAGCTAACTTCCACTCTAACATTTTTTTATGACCCAATATTTTAGCTCCAGTATATAATACCTCAATAGATCTAGATACTCTTTTAAACGTATCTGCTTCTGGTGGATTAAATGTATCTTGTTTTTCTAATGCTTTTTCTAATCCTGCTGCAGTTTCTTTTATTTTAAAAACTTGATTAGTATAAGTTTTATATTCAAAAAATAAAACTTGTACCGCATTATCACCTTGTCTACCATTCCAGTTTCTAGCATAACTAGTATTTCCAGGATATTTTTGAATCTCCTTCACATCTTCTGGAGATATATTTGGAAAACGCTTTTTTAATTCAGGTATACTAATACTTTTAACTTCACCAACATAATACAAATCGTCAAAGTTTGGATCTTCTGTATATGAATAAACTAAATTAACTGGATCTACATATTCTACACAAATACCTTCTGATTTATTAAAACTAGTTTTTACACACCCTATACCTAAGATAGTTAAATCTTGGTTTAATCTCTTCCTTGTTAAATTATATTTATTTTTATCTAAAATTTGACTAATTAATTCCTCTTCAGCTAACTCGATAGATTGTTTATAATCTAACTGCATATGAGCTGATAATTCATCCATCGTCTTAGGTGTATCTTCCCCTTTTTTAGATTCTGATAAATCAATGCCCCATGTTTCTTTAACAGCAGCATTATATTCAGCTATTTGAATATCCCTAATTATACGTTCTGCATATACAGTCTTCTTTTGAGTAGATTCTGGATCTTGAGCAAAAGCTTTAATTTCATAATTTCTTTGAGAAATACCATTAACTACTATATCTACAAATTTTGGTATTATAGGTACTGGTTTCCAATCTAAGTTTAAATATGATAAATCACCATTGATAGATAGTTCATCTTTGTATTTTTGAATATTTTGTTCACCCCTAGCATACAATCTTAGGTTATGGAAATTATTGTAATTTGAAGCAAATCTATATCCAGCACTAGTTGGGTTTCTAAACCACTCACCTTCAATAGCTCTACCTACGGATAACCCGTATTCCCATGTAGCTTTCTCAGCATCAGGTACTACCTGGTCAGGAAATGAACTGCTCATATTTGTCTTAATCTGCATCTATTCTATTATTTTTGAAGTATATCCTTTGTTATCATATCTTTTAAAGCCTAATGATACTGGAGTTATGTTTCTATTCGCTGTTGGTCTATATCGATTTTTATTACAAGCCATTATTGCTAAACCAGAACTTATTGAAGCATCGTGCTTAGTTCTTTTATTAATATCAAATCTTGCCCAATCTTCTAAAGTGTCTTGGAAGTACATATCACCACATGAATCCTCTATTGAACCTACGTAGTTTTCTATATATGATTCTATAGCAGCGGCATGGGCTTGTTTTATATCTTCACTTGAATTAGGTATTCCACCAATTTCTTTCTCTGTTACAGATAGTTTGTTCCAAACCTTATCAGGTCTGTTCATTGAAAACCCTCTATAGCCTCGTCTTTTAAAGTAATAAAGTAATCTAGGTTTATTATTCTCACACAATATCGGCATACTATAGAATATACAAGCCATCAGAACGTCTTCGAAGAATATCTCAGTTGTCTGAGGTCTTGAAATATATTCCAAGAAAAAATGATTTGGTGGAGCATCTTCCATACTAAATTTAGTAAGTCCGTGTAAAGCTCCATTAGATCCTTTTCCATCAACAGTGCCTGATATATCGTAACTATCACAACCAAAAGCTCCTATATGTTCATTTCGAGGATACTTCACTCCATTCTTTATAATCACTTGATTTTGAAGATTTTTAGGTGGAACCC